AGTTAATCCAACTACTTGGTCTTCAATAGAAACAGATCCCACATTTGCATTGAAAGATTGGCCTGTTAAACCCATAACCTGATCTGCTGGATCAATGATTCCTACAGAAGATGTAATTGATATACCTGTTAAAGGTACAACTGCTGAACCTCCTCCAATTATAATACCTACATCTGATTGTAGCTGTTGACCTGTTAGAGTTACATCTTCATTGGGTGCAATTGCTGTACCTTGTTCTGATGTAATTTCAAATCCTGTTGGATTAATAATTGTAGTAGTATCTGCAATTGCTGTTCCTTGAGCCGAGGTAATTTGAAATCCTGTTATAGATACATCTTCATTTGGTGCAACTGCTGTACCTTGAATGACATTAAATTCTTGACCTGTTAGACCCATGACTTGATCTGCAGGATCTATAACTCCTAATGCAGTTGGAAGTTCAATACCTGTTAATGAAACATCAACATCTATACCTGTTGTAAGTGTTCCAATATCTGCACTGAATGAAATACCATTTGCAATAAAGTTAACGTCAATAACATTTGTTATTGATCCAATATTTGAATTAAATTCTTCACCAATTAAATCGACAACAGCTGTTCCTGTTACAGTTACTGATCCGATATTTGTAGATATTGATAAACCTGTAAGAGTTACAGTTTCGTCTGCGAGATTTCCCCATTCACCAGCGCCCCAGGATTTAGCACCCCAACCTGTTGCCAATAATTCGTCTTCACCCCACTCGGCTTGGCCAAAGGTGAATCGTCCCCATCCAGACATGGGCTACTCCTAAGCTAATCTAATGATTGCGTTCGATGAATCGTTTGCAGGGAACTGAATTGTAAAAGTTCCGTTAGTTGCAGTTTTATCAGAACCAAAAGCAATCACTGCAACAGCGTCAGTAGTACCTGAACCACCATCAGTTGTTGTGTTGTAAATTAATGCGCCGTTAGCTGTGAAAGATGCACTTGTGTAAGATACATCAGTAAAGTCTGTGAATGCAGTTGTTGAAGTTAAACCAACTCCAGTATTTGTTAATGTAGCACCACCTGCAACGTATGCAGATCCTGCAGTATTAGATATTTCATTTGTAGTTGCATAATCAGTTGTTGCAGCACCTAAAGATGCTGAACTTGTATATAAAGCTATTTTAAAAGTGTCTCCACCTGATGAATCGAAATCGTGTTTGCCTTGTAAAAGTTCTTGTTTAAAACTTGAACATATTGCTGATGATATTGCCATAATTTATCTCCTGTTAAGGTGTCGGTGAAGGGACTGGTATACGAACAGTACCGTCCGTGTAGTCATCTCTTTTACGTCTACCAAGTTGTTCTGCTGCGAACTTCTCTAGCTCTTGTTTATACTTATTTTCATATAGTGTCAACATATCTATTGGACCTTTTAAATAAGAAAATGCTTCTGATAAACAAGCATATAATAAACCATTTCCAAAGTATTGACTAATATAAGTTGTAGTATTTGAGCCAGATAATCCAGTTGGAATTGTTTCATAACTTATTTTAAATACATAAGTAGTATCTGGTGCAGGAGCTAAAAATAATCTTCCTGAAGTCGTATCTGTTACACCTGTTGCTCCACCAAACATAGCATAGTATTTTGGTTTAGCTCTAGCTGCATTTTCTGTAGAAGGTTGAAATTCTTGTAAATATGTTTCATCTTTTTTCTCTAACCAAGTATTCGCACCTGTAGAAGCTGATGTTGAATCATAAACTTGTACACCTTTTACAAATAAAGTTTGAGCAGGAACGTTAACTGTATTTTGTCCTGTAACTAAATTACCAATTTTTTGTTTTTTATATGCATCAATTGGAACATCTCTTAAAATTCTTAATTCTGTATTTTCAATTATTTGATCTGTAATAGTAGATGTTAAAACATTATTATCTACCTCAGTATAATTTAAAATTGCTGTTGTTAAAGTTGCGTAAGTAAAACCTGCCATTATGGTGTTAATGTAACTGGACCAGCGGTCACAGACATTCCTCCTGAGTTTTCTGTTATAATTGCATTGCTTCCACAATTAAAACTATAACTATTTGTATTAATAACTGTTATACTAAATCCTGCAGAATTTTCAAATAAAGAATACACCAGGCCTCCGGGGCTTTTATCTACATTTCTAAATACAACAACATCACTTGTTGATCTTCTATGTGCAGGTTCTGTAACGGTTACAATAGCGGAACCTGAAGTTAAACTAAATGGATTTCCAGGTAATAAATTTTCTGTTGCAGGTTCTACTCTTGCTGGTCTAGCATTTGCTAATCCTTGAGGATCCCCTGTAAATCTTGTTGGTTGAATTTGTGGTTGTTTAGATTCAAATTCTGAAACATGAACAAAAGTACCATCCCATTCAGTAACCATTTCTTGATAAGGAAATGCCATACCTGATCTATCTGATATTGCTTGTGCGTATTTTCCTGTAGATAATTTTGCCATTATATATTCGGGTAATAAGTTTTAGGAGTTATAAAAGAACTAGAAGAAGAACCATCTTCAGATAAAGCTCTTTGTAATTCATCTTCATATAATAATTTCATTTGTTGTGTAATTTCTGGTTTAAATTTTTGTGATAAATAAAAAGATAATCCTGAAGCCATACAAGGTATGAATCTATAAGGTACATCAGTTGCATTAGTATAACCACCAACATCTTGAATTCTTTTTACGTAATAATAGTTAATAAAGTTTCCGGCTTCAGAGCTTCCGGGAGTTAAATATAAAGTAACTGTTACTTTATCAATAAATCTTTGTACAAAATATTGAGTGGGTTGACCTTCAGAACTTTTATTTGATAAAGCTTGATAAGTTGATCTACTTATTTTTGTAAGAGGTGTATCAACACTTGAAGAATTTCTATAACTAGCTTCTAAAACATCATCAACACCATAAACAGCTGTAGCACTAGAAGTACCATCATCTGTTGATCTAAACATTGTATAAACTGCTTGACCATCTACTAATGTAATTGAATTATTTGCAACTTCCCAATAATGTAGACCTCTATTACCCCATTCTTGAAACATTATATTTAAAGAACGTCTAGCTAATCTTAATTGATTACCGGAAACACCCTGCATACCAATTCGTTCATAAGCTTCTTCTATTATTTCATCAATAGAAAAATTCTTATCGAAAATTGTAGTTCCCGAAGTAGTATTAGCCATTTAGCCTCCTAGCCAGTATATCCAAGTGTAATAGAACCTGTTCCAGTTACATCTGCATAAATAGTGTTTTCAAATCTAATTCCATTTCCAGGAACATAAATATCTAAACCCTCGTCTCCAAAAGTAGCTTCAAAAACTATACTTCCAGATGCAGATGCTGCATCATAAAGTTTTATGTTAGTAATTCCTGTACCTTGAATGTATGTAACTCTAGCTGGTCCAATATTAGTTGATCCACCTGAAACAGTTTTAACCTGTCCGTCAGCTGTAAGTGTTGTAAATTTTTGATCTGATGACATATTGTTTTCTCCTTAAAATTTTGTAGGAGCCCCGAAGGGCTCCATTAATTATTTATTATGCTACTGTTGCCCCATTCACTGAAGTAGCGACCCAACCAATAGTACTGTTCCATACTAAAGTAGCTGAATCAGCTACTGCATCGAAAGCAACTGTTGTTCCGTTTGCAAATGTAACTGGAGTAACTGTTGCAGTTCCACCACCATCAACAATCATGTTAATGATTTTGATTTGGCCTGAAGTTGTTCCATCTGCTAAAGTAACTGCAGCAGCACCTGCTGCTGTTGTAAGTTCTGTTACTAAATTTGTAAGATCAACTGCACCTGCACCAGATAATGATTGAACACCACCTGTGATAGTTGCTCCATAAGTAGCATTAGTTGTGATTGCACCTGTATCTGCGTTTTTTGTTATGTCTTCAAAACCATTTTCCGATCGGACTGGTCCTGAGAATGTAGTATTAGCCATGATTATTCTCCTAGTTAAATTCTACATAGTCTCTAGGCCGTCGACTATACCGCGTCTATGTAAAATATTAATTAATTTATGTATAGTGAGATATTTATATATGATTTTTGAATAGAGTGCAAGAGATCCCTAAGGAAAAAGGTCTTTTTTAATAATGTCTAAGTTCTAATTAACCAGCAAAAAGATGAACTTCACCATCTTTAAGATTATTAAGAACCTCTGCTTCTTGTTCTCTAATGATTGATCTAACTACTCGTTTAATCTCATCACCTAAAACAGACATTTCTGGTGTTATTTTTCCTCTGTTCTCAAGAAATAACTCGTTCCAATTAGATTCGAGTTTCAGTTTCTTTGCGAACAATACCATGTTGTCCTGAGCCATTTTGA